CGGCGACGGCTACGGCTCCGGCTCCGGCTCCGGCTCCGGCTACGGCGACGGCTCCGGCTCCGGCTCCGGCTCCGGCTCCGGCTACGGCGACGGCTCCGGCTCCGGCTACGGCGACGGCGACGGCATTAAGAGCTTTTGCGGAGATACCGTCTATATGATTGACACGATCCCAACTATTCTCAAACGAGTGGTCGGGAATCTTGCAAAGGGATTTATTTTGAAAACAGATCTGACACTGGAAGCTTGTTATGTTGCGAAAAGCGGGTCTCTTTTTGCCCATGGAAAAACATCGGCTGAGGCAGGGCAGGCACTGCGTGAGAAGATCTTTGCCAATATGGACACCGACGAAACCATTGATATGTTCCTTGAAGAGTTTAAGCCCGGTATTAAATATCCCGCGAAAGACTTTTATGTTTGGCACAACCGTCTGACAGGCTCTTGTGAAATGGGAAGAAACCATTTTGTGAGTACACACAATATTGACCTTGAAAACGGTCTGTACACCGTGGAAGAGTTTATCACGATCACGGAAAATGACTTCGGCGGAAATATTATTAAGAAGCTGAAAGAGAAAATGGCGGAGGCGTAATGCTTGTATTATCTGAAAGATGTAAGCGGTGCGGCAGGGAGTTTATTCCGGCTCCCTGCCATGTGTTCCGCATCGGTGCTGATTTCTTTTGCGGATACACCTGCCATTTGCATGAAATGACGGAGCGGGAAGAACAGAAGCGCAAAAAGGAAGAGGAAGCCCTAGAACGGCGCAGGCTGCAGCAGAAGAAGCGGAATTTTGATAAATACCGTTACAATAAAAATGACCTGCACCCGATAGAAAAAAAGCCGAGAGTATTACAATTTGATTACGATGGTAACTTGATTGCTACATACAGGACAAGTAAAGAGGCAGCAGCATCGGCAAAGGTGGCACCTTGCACAATGTCTTGCTGGTTAAATGGGAAAGTAAAGAGAAAATCGGAATTTATATGGAAGTTTGAGGAGGAAGGATGATCGACATTGAAAATTATGCCTGGTCGGATCTGCTCGTTCCGGAGGTCGAAGAACTTGTTGTATGCGAGCACTATACTGAGAGGAAGGAGTGTGAAGATTATAGCTAAATATGCGTCTCCCTACGTTGTTTGTCCGTTTTACAGACATGAAAACTCTCAGAGCATTCATTGCGAGGGAATCTCAAGTAATACGACTGTACATCTGGTATTCGATCCGCGCAATAAAAAGAATGCATACCGCAAGAAGTTTTGTGAAAGAGATCATATGAGCTGCCCGATTGCTAAAATGCTGTATCAAAAATATGAGGTGGGTACCGGTGAGACTTAAAAAGAGAAATAAATACGGTAACGAGGCTTGTCTTTCGGTGGACGGCAAGCATTTCCCTTCACGGCGTGAGCGGGATCGTTATCATGAGCTTTTATTTTTGCAAAAGGCGGGAAAGATCTCGGATCTGCGCACCCAGGTGCCCTATGAGCTGATCCCCAGCATCAAGGAAGAGATTCCCACCGGGAAAATCTACGTTCGGGGACAGAAAAAAGGGCAACCGAAAATGAAAACCGTAACGGTGGAACAGCCACTGACATACATAGCCGACTTTGTTTACATAGAAAACGGAAAGATTGTTGTGGAGGACGCAAAGGGAAAGCGGACGCCCGAGTATATCATCAAGCGCAAACTGATGCTGTGGATACATCATATCCGGATTAGAGAGACATGAAAAAGAGTGGGAAATTCCTGCTCTTTTTTTACGCCGAGGGGGAGTATAGATTTTGGGGGTGCATGGTTTATAATGGTTTCAAAAAGGAAGGAGGCTCCCTGTGGATTGGCAGACGATAAAAACAGAATACATAACAACGGAAACGAGTTATCGGAAACTTGCCAAGAAATACGGAGTTTCCTATACAGCAATCGGAGAAAAAGCCCGTAAGGAGGGCTGGATTGAAGAAAGAGAACAGTATAAGTCCAAAACACTATCAAAAACGCTGTCAAAACTCGCAGAGGGACAAGCCAAGAGAGCGTCCCGATTGCAGGCGGTGACGGACAAACTGCTATCTAAGATCGAAAAGGCGGTTGATCTGATTGATATGGATGTGTTTGATACACAGGCTATCCGTCAGATCACCGCGTCATTGAAGGACATCAAGGACATTCAGATGATCCGCTCGGATGCTGACATGAGAGAGCAGGAAGCGCGCATTGCGAACCTAAGACGGCAGGCGGAAAAGGATGAGGATGCTGTCAATGAAGTGTCTGTCACCTTTACTGCGGGTCCGGAGGAATGGAATGAGTAATGAGTAAGAAGCAGCTGATCCTACAGGAACCAAACGAAAGACAGAAGCTATTCCTTGCTTCCCACACCAAGCACACAGCCTATGGCGGTGCCCGTGGTGGCGGGAAGAGCTGGGCTGTGCGGGACAAGACCAAGCGTCTTTGCCTGCGTTTCCCCGGTATTAAAATACTGATCGTGCGTCGTACCTATCCCGAGCTGGTCAATAACCATATCAACCAGCTGCGGGACGAGCTACACGGCATAGCCAAATACAACAAGTCAGAGAAGGTATTCGCCTTCCCCAATGGCAGTACCATTAAATTCGGGTACTGCAACAACGATAAAGACCTCGACCAATATCAAGGCGCGGAATATGACGTTATATTCCTGGATGAAGCTACTCAGCTGCAGGAAATGTGGATAAAGAAAATAACCGCGTGTGTGCGTGGTGTCAATACCTTTCCCAAGAGAATCTATTACACCTGCAACCCGGGCGGGGCTTCCCATGGGTATATCAAGCGGCTATTCATTGATAAGCAGTACGAAAGCGGAGAAGTTCCGGAGGACTACTGCTTTATACAAGCCCTTGTGACGGACAATAAGGCGCTCATGGAGAGCCAACCCGACTATATAAGGCAATTGGAGGCCCTGCCACCAAAGCTGCGTGAAGCGTGGTTATATGGGCGCTGGGATATCTTTGAAGGGCAGTTCTTTGAAGAGTTCAGAACCACCCCCGACGAGCAGAAATGTCACGATGCGGGGATCACGGTGGAAGAAGCCCTGCAGCAGCACAGATTTACGCACGTCATAAAACCATTTGATCTGAATGCAGGCGAGCGGCGCGGCTGGAATATCATGCGCTCCTATGACTTTGGCTACAATAAGCCCTTTTCCCTTGGGTATTGGGCTGTGGACTATGATGGAGTGCTATACCGCATCATGGAGATGTACGGCTGCAACGGTACACCAAATGAAGGCTTGAAATGGTCTCCGCATGAGCAGTTTAGGCAGATCTCGGAATTTGAAAAAGAGCATCCGTGGCTGAAAGATCGCAAGATCGTTGACAGCGTGGCAGACCCTTCTATATGGGATACCAGCCACGGCGAGAGCATTGCCGAAACGGCAGCCAATTACGGTATATATTTTACGCCCGGGGATAATGAGCGGATCCCCGGCTGGATGCAGGTACATTACAGAATGCAATTCGATGAAAACGGCTATGCGAGAATGTATGTATTTAATACATGCCAAGCGTTCATCCGCACAATGCCACTGATGATGTTCTCGGAAACGCGCCCTGAAGATCTGGACACCAAGCTGGAGGATCATGTGGCGGACGAGGTCCGCTATATGTGTATGTCGCGTCCGGTTAAACCGATCATTACTGTGGCTCCGCGAACAATTATATCCGACCCGCTCAATCAATTTACAAAAAGGAGGTAACTTGTGGATAACAATACAGCACCTTTTCAAGCAGAATCCCCTATGCCCATTGGCGAAAAGCAACTGCATGAGCTTACAGCGATATTGAATAAATACCGCACCGGTAGGGCAAGAACAGAACAGCGCATTATATCCAGCGAAAACTGGTGGAAGCTGCGCAACGACACCGAAGAACAGAAAACGACCGAGATCGGAAAAGACGGCGGTTTTAAAAGCATTTCGGGCTGGCTGCACAACGTGATCGTTTCTAAGCATGCGGATGCCATGGAAAGCTATCCCGAGCCCAATATTTTACCCCGTGAATCGGGCGACAAGGATGAGGCGAAGATCCTTTCTGCTATTATTCCCTGTATTCTGGAACAGAATCAATTTGAACAGACCTATTCGGACGTGAACTGGCAAAAGCTCAAGACCGGAACCGGTGTGTATAAGGTCACCTGGGATCAAAGTAAACTGAACGGACTGGGCGATATCAGTATCGAGCGTGCCAATTTGCTGAATCTGTACTGGGAGCCCGGTCTTACGGATATTCAGAAAAGCAAGTACTTTTTCCACACAGAGCTGTACGATAAAGATGAATTGGAGCAGATGTATCCCGAACTGCAAGGCAAGCTCAAAGGACAGGGATTTTTAGGAGCCAAGTATCAGTACGATGATACTGTTTCCACAGAAAATAAATACACCGTAGTGGAGGTTTATTACCACCGCATGGCGGGAGGAAAGCGGACCCTACAGTATATCAAGTACGTAAATGATATTGTGCTGTATGCCACCGAAAACAACCCGGAACTGGCACAGCGCGGACTGTATGATCATGGACGCTATCCCTACGAATTTGACCCCCTGTTTCCCATTGAAGGCTCCCCCTGCGGTTATGGATTTGTGGATCTCTGCCGCAATCCGCAGACCGAGATCGATCTGCTCAAGACCAGCTTTGTAAAAAACGCCATGGTGGGCGCAACCCCCCGTTACTTTTACCGACAGGACGGCGCAGTAAACGAAGATGCATTCTTAGATCTGTCTAACCCTCTTGTGAAGGTCAGCGGAACGCTGGGAGAAGACTCCATCCGAAAGATCGAGCATTCAAGCCTTGACGGTGTATATGTGAATGTGTACGACCGTATCATTGATGAACTGCGCCAAACCAGCGGCAACACCGAAAGCGCTACGGGCAGTACATCCTCGGGAGTTACTGCCGCCTCTGCTATTGCCGCCCTGCAGGAAGCAAGCGGAAAGGGTTCGCGCGACAGTACGCAAGCCGCGTACAGAGTGTATGCGAAAATCGTAGATCTCTGTATTGAGTTGATCCGACAGTTCTATGAGCTCCCCCGACAATTCCGCATAGTGGGACAGTACGGCGCAGAACAGTTTGTTTCCTACACAAATAAAAATTTGGCGCCGCAACATCAAGGATCTGACTTCGGTACCGATCGGGGCTACCGTTTACCCGTTTTCGATATCAAGGTATCAGCGCAAAAGCGGAATGTATACACGAAAATCACACAGAACGAATTGGCGGTCCAGTTCTTTCAGATGGGATTCTTTCATCCGCAGATGGTAGACCAGGCGCTTGCCTGCATTGAGATGATGGACTTCGACGGTAAAGATACTGTCATGCAGAAGATCTCTCAGAACGGTACCATGTTCCAAAAACTGCAGCAGTATATGCAGCTTATCATGATGCTTGCCGCCAAGTACGAGCCCGCATTGGTGCCTCAGATCGAGCAGGATATGATGGCTACTTTTGGGGGCGCTGCGCCGGGAGGCGTTTCCTTGCCTTCTGCAGGCGGCAAGTTGGGTGCGGCTGGTAATGGTGAGCCTGCAAATGTAAAGAATGCAAGAAGGCAGGCAAGCGAAGCCTCGCAGCCAGCCTAAGGAGGAAGCATGATCAACGTGGTTTATGATCGAAATGATCATCTTTTAACAGTGGAAGGACATGCGTACAGTGCAGAACCCGGTCGCGATCTAGTTTGTGCTTCGGCATCCATTCTTGCCTATACTCTTGCCGCCAATGTGGAAAGCCTGCATGCGCTTGGCAGAGTGACCGAACCTAGGATAGAGTTTGCCGATGGCAGAGCGGCGATCGGGTGCAAGGCAGCAGAACAGTATAACGCTGTTGTAACCTTGATTTTTGACTCCCTGTGCGACGGTTTTTCACTACTTGGGGAAAACTACCCCGACTATATTTCATTCACTATCAAGAATGTATAACTCCAAGAGAGTATTACATAGGGATTCGCCGCCCCGAAAGCGGCAGAACATATCGGAGGATTGACTCATGCTATATGCAAAATGGCTGGATCTGCAACTCTTTGCCGGGGAAGGTACCGGTGACGGAGGTGGAGAGGGAGCTGCTTCGGGCGTTACAGCGGATGCCGACGCCGGGCATCAACGTCTTTTGGAATTGGGTGTTCCAAAAGAAAAACTACGCAAACGGGCGTATAACATTCCACAAGCCACGGCAAGCGAGAGGCCTGCGTCTGCCGATGCGAAAGAGGAAGAAAAGCAGGACGCCGCTGCTACCGATACCCCAACGGAAGAAAAAAGCGAAGAACCAAAAGAGAATACCGCAAGACGCCTAAGCTGGGACGAAATCATGCAGGATCCCGAATACAAGGATGAAATGCAGAAGATGATGCGTGCGCGGTTGAAGAGCTCTAAAAATGCGGAGGCGACACTTGCAAAACTGACGCCATCCCTTGAATTGCTGTCGCGAAAGTACGGGCTGGATGAGAAAAAGCTGGACGTGGACGCACTCTGCCAAAAGATCAATGATGACGGTCAGTATTATGAGGAAAAAGCCCTTGCTATGGGTACCTCCATCGATCTGGCGAGACAAATTGACCAAGAAGAACGGCAGAATGCCAGAGAACAGCGGGAACAGGAAAGAACGCTGGAACAGCAGAAGATTGTCAATCACATTCAGAAACTGGAACAGCAAGGAAATGCGCTGAAAACTGTATTTCCTTCCTTTGACCTGCGCAAAGAACTGCAAAATCCCGTGTTTTCAAGGCTTACCTCTCCCTCAGTGGGACTGAGCGTGGAGGATGCTTACCACGCCGTTCACCGCAAAGAGATCCAGGAGACTGCCATGAAGGTGGCTGCTGAGAAAACCGCCGAGAAGCTCTCCAATGCCATCCGATCGGGCAGTATGCGTCCAAACGAAAATGGGAATTCTTCGAAGGCTCCTTCCGTTGTATCATTCGACTATCGAAACGCAACCAAAGCGCAGCGAGAGGAACTGAAAAAACAGATCCGCCAAGCTGCCGCACAAGGCAGAAAACTGTATCCCGGACAGAAGTAGGATCGGTTTTCTCCACAAATAAGGAAGGAGAAAAAATGAAAAACATTATGAAACTCATGATCAATCTGCAGTTGTTTGCAGATGCCGGTACCCTTGTCAACGCTACCGGCAATTACGTAAACGCTTACGACGGTTCCACGCAGGGCTTTGATGCCACTCATACCCTCTCCGGTGAACTGAAAACCTTTTATGACACGGAACTGCTGGAAAATGCCCGCGTGGAAATGTTCTACGCTCAGTTTGCAAAAAAGCAGACACTTCCCGCAAATCACGGCAAGACTGTGGAATGGCGCAAGTGGAACACCTTTGCAAAGGCTACACAGCTGCAGGAAGGTGTGATCCCCTCCGGTCAGAAGTTCGGCATGAGCTCTAAACAGGGCGCCATCAATCAGTACGGTACCTACGCAGCCATTTCCGATGTACTGGAAATGCGCGCCTATGATGATACTATTCTTGGTGCCACTGAGGAGATGGGCGCCTCTGCGGCTGAGACACAGGAGACCCTGATCCGCGACGCACTGCTCACCAACACCAACGTTATGTACTGCGACAACATTACACTCAGCACCGGCGCTGTGGCATCCACTCCCACCGCACCCAATTTGATGGAAGCATCTGCTACCGTCATGAGCGTTCTCACCCCCGACATGGTGGCAAAGGCAGTGACCAAGATGAAGAAAGACCGTGTTCCCACCATCAATGGCAAGTATTACGCCGTAATCCACCCCTCGGTTTCCTACGATCTGCGCAAGAGTGAGGCTTGGATGGAAGCACACAAGTACGCAAAACCCGATGAAATTTACAACGGTGAGATCGGGGAGCTGCACGGCTGCCGCTTCATTGAGAACGTATTCGCACCTATTCTTGATGGCGATTATGCCAACAAGGCAGGCGGCGTGACCTATGCGACTTATTTCTTCGGCAAGGATGCTTTCGGCATTATTGACCCTGAGGGAGGCGCACTGGAAATGATCGTCAAGGACAAGGTCCAGATCGGCGGTCCTCTGAATCAGTTCAGCACCATCGGCTATAAGTTTGAGACAAACGGCGCTACCATCCTATATCCCGAGAGAACACTCCGTGTAATGAGCTGTTCTACCTACAGCGCCACTGACGAAGCGAACTAATTGATAGAAGAGGGGCAAGGTGAATGAATGCCCTGTCCCTCTTAACCTTTAGGAAGGAGAAATAATTATGGATAAGAATGAAACCAATACTCCCGAAGTGGAAGACAATCGTGTAGAGGTATACATCCCAAAAGGCGCAGCGAATGAAGATCCTAATATGTTTGTTTCTGTAAACGGCGTAAACTATCTTTTGCCCAGAGGCAAGAAATCCAAGGTACCGCCTTACATAGCGGCGGAGATTGAACGATCCTTCAAAGCGCAGGAGTGCATGGACTGTCGTATCGATGATATGCTTAAAAAATCTAAATAAGGGGGGCTTCACAGCTCCCCTTATTTGGAACAAGGAGGATGTATGAAAATAATTGAAGCAATCCACAGTGCCGATGCGCTTATGCCAAACGGCATTGATGAAAATATAAAAATTAAGTGGCTGTCAGCGGTGGACGGCTTGATCCACCGCGAGATCCTTTCACAGCATGAAGCAGATGCCGTCCCCTTTAGCGGCTATACAGAGAATACCGATACAGAGACAGAACTCTTGGTACCATTTCCATATGATTTGCTTTACCGTCATTTCCTATCTGCGCAGATCGCTTATGCGAATGCAGAGTATATCAAGTATAATAATCATATCGATAACTACAATACAGCGTATACCGCCTTTGCCAACCATTACAATCGGGAAAACAAGGCAAAGGGCGGCTATCGGTTTCGATTCTAGGAGGTAAAAGATGCGATATCCTATTCTACGGCAGATCCCAACCGAACGCATGACAACAGATGCATTTTCCGGGTATAACCACAATCCCGTAATTGCCCAGGGAGAGCTTTACGATATGCAAAACATGACCTCTGCCTATTACCCGCTTCTTTCGCCAAGAGGCAGAAGAGGGGTATATGCGAAACCTGCTCAACGGTATTGCTGTCTATTATCCAAGGATGCGCTGTGCTATCTGGACGGGCAATATTTTATAATGAATGAATACCGTATTGATCTCTCGCTTTCATTCTATGCATCAGCAACGCTTGTTTCAATGGGAGCTTATGTAATTATTTTAACAAGGGATGAGAACGGAAACGCCCTGGAAAGCAAGTATGTAAACACAGCAGATCTTTCTCAGTACGGCGATATCAATGCAAGTTATCAATCGTCGGCCGGGGTGGCGGTGCAGTTTACACTCTGCAAAGCAGACGGAAGCGCTTTTGAGAACATTGTCAGTTCGGACACGGCACCGACACAGGCCGATGATAAAACCCTGTGGATCGATACATCCGAGTCGCCGTCTATACTAAAACAGTATTCGCTGGCAACGGATATGTGGTCAGCAGTCACAAGTACGTATATTCGCATATCAGCTCCCGGAATCGGAAGATCTTTCTCTGTGGGAGACGGGGTGCAGATATCCGGAATTACAGATCCGTCACTGCAGGATCTGAACGGCCTGCAGATCATTCAAGCAAGCGAGGATGATCATATCGTGGTGAACGGAATACTGGATACAGCTGTTACGCAGACTACACCTGTTACAGTAGAGCGAAGCATGCCTAACTTAGATTTTATCACAGAGTCCGGCAACCGCCTTTGGGGGTGCCGTTACGGGGTGGCGAAGAACGGACAGGTAGTGAATGAAATATATGCCTGCAAACTGGGAGATTTTAAAAACTGGAACTGCTTTGAAGGTATTTCCACCGACAGCTATGCAGTTTCGTTGGGTACCGACGGACCTTTCACCGGGGCAATCACCCACCTTGGCTATCCTCTTTTCTTTAAGGAAAACTGCCTGCATAAGATCTACGGGAACTATCCCGCGAACTATCAAGTACAGACGACCGTTCTGCGCGGTGTACAGAAAGGCTCTTACGGCAGTCTTGCTATTGTGAATGAGATACTCTATTACAAAGCGCGCGGCGCTGTTGTCGCCTATGACGGATCACTACCCCAGGAGATCTCTTCGGCACTGGGGGAAACAGCCTATCGCAGTGCCGTGGCGGGCGGACATATCAACAAGTATTACATATCCATGCAGTCGTCAATGGACGGATCATGGCATTTATTTGTATATGACACCGCTAAAAGAATGTGGCACAAAGAGGATAACACAAGAACGGATGCTTTCTGTTCCCATGAAGGAGAGCTATACTATATCGACCATGCAGACGGAAAAATAAAGACCGTAGGCGGCACGGGAACAATAGAGGAAACACAGATACCATGGATGGTGGAAACAGGCTTGATGGGAACAAATTCGCCCGATAAGAAGTATATGTCAAGGTTAAACATTCGCATGGCGTTGGCACTCAATGCCGTAGTGAGGATTTGTGCGCAGTATGATTCCATAGGCGGCTGGGAGCATCTTGGAACGGTGCAAGGTACTTCGCTACAGGCTTTTACACTGCCGGTGCGCCCACGGCGCTGTGATCACTTCCGCCTGCGCATTGAAGGGCTGGGCGATGCCAAGATCTATGCGATCACAAAAACGATCGAAGGGGGCAGTGATGTATGACGGAGATTCGATTCCCGAGTATCAACGACACTGGCAGTGACCGGGAACAGCTGAAGCAGATCGGAAGTTATCTGTTTCAGTTGGTGGAACAGTTAAACGTTGCGCTTGGACAGATCGGCGGCGCAGGAGACAGCAGGATCGTACAAACGGCATCTCCTTCTGCACCGTCTGTCCCCAGCGAGGCGCAGGCAAAAAGTAATTTTGCCGCCATCAAGTCACTGATCATCAAGTCTGCTGATATCGTTAGTGCCTATTATGAAGAAATAGAAAAGCGCTTGCGAAGTGTTTATGTAGCTGAAAGTGATTTTGGAACTTACAAAGAGGAAACCGAGGCACAGCTACAGGCATCGTCAAGCGGGATCAAGCAGCTGTATTCCCATTTACAGTCCATTGAAAGTGAATTATCTGAGATCGAAGACAGTGTGATCGCGGTGAATGCTCATATTAAAACAGGGCTTTTGTATTACGACAGTGACGGCGCCCCTGTCTACGGATTGGAGCTTGGGCAGAAGAATACTGTAGACGGTGTGGAAACTTTTAATAAATACGCCCGTTTTACCTCCGACCGCCTATCCTTTTATGACAAAGGCGACAACGAGGTGGCATATATCAGCGATTACAAGCTGTATATAACGCATGCCGAGGTTACAGGATCTTTCCGCCTTGGCGAGTATCTGATCGACGCAACCGATGGACTTGCATTCAATTTTGTAGGATAGGAAGGAGATTGATGTATGGAAAACGGCGTGATTGAATTCGAACCGTCTTCAAATGGTCATATACAAGGGAAAATGGAATATACTGCCCTGGAGCAGAACGGCGAGATGCGGCTTACATTAAGACTCTTTTGCAGAGTCAAATCAGAAGGAAGCCCTGCTATGCAAGGTGACTGGAAATGCACAGCATATGTGAATAGCCGCTCCATGGCAAGCACTGTGAACAGCTCTGTATCACAGGAATGGACACAGCTTGTGGAAATCAGCATGGGTATTCCATTTACGGATAACGAGACTGTGATCATGCATAACATTGGCGGCCGTATCACCGCTCCAGACAGCTTGGAATACCAAGGATTGTATACAGAGGGATCCATGATGATATTCCTTGGTGTGGATGCGCATAAAGGCTTAATTGTGGAGGTAAAGGATCTTACCCTTGGGGCTGTTTGCCATGTTAAGTGGCAAGCAAGGTCAAGCAAAATGTATCACACTATCCGTGTTCGTTTCGGCGAGAACTTGCTTTCATCAGAAGCCCTGCAGGGGGATACATCTTCTGTGAGTACATATTCTTTTACACCGCCCATAGAGTGGGCAGCGCTGTTGCCCACCTCAACTGACGCGACAGCTGAGGTGGAAATTATTAGCTATGCGGATACTGACTGCATCTTTGATCTGGCAGAGGATACGCCGAGAACAGTCGAATTGATCGTTCCCGATAATGACAAAACCCGCCCATCCATAAAAATGATTCTGTTCCCCGAAAACGTAGGGATTCATGAAAAGTTCTCTTCGGTTTATATCCAACGAAAGAGCAAGCTTCGGGCAATACTGACACCCGAAGGCAAGTATGGCGCCGCTATCGTTACAAGGTCAATTACGATATCGGGCATTGGCACGCAAACAGTACGATCGGATGAAACGGTTTTGGATGCTTATCTTGCCAATTCGGGAACGATAAATATCACAGCAACTGTGACCGATACAAGAGGCTTTACAAATACACTGGCACAGCAAATTGAAGTTCTGCCTTATCAAACACCCGCCATCCTGCCACCTGTCGGGGAAGAAAGAATTGTGTGCCGTCGTTGTGACGATAACGGAGAATATAACAGAAACGGCACCAATTTGCGAGTCAAAGGTATACTGCAATACAGTTCTCTGAACGGACTGAATACATACAGTGCGAACTGCGATTTAGGGCTTACTGCAATCGCCCTGCAGGCTGACGATACGGGACTTTTTAACTATACGACAAGCGGTTTTGTTTTTGAACCCAAAAAGGCATATTCGGCGTTTTTTACCGTAGTGGATGATCTTGGAGGGCGGTATAGTATTACCATTCCCATTGTATCTGCTGCCACAGACTTTCACCTTGCGGGAGGCAAGGCGGCATTTGGCAAGTATGCCACCAGGGCAAACGCGCTTGACTTAGCTGAGGACTGGGATCTGATATGGAAGAACGCTACTCTTGACGATGTTGTAGCAGAGCAAAGTGACTTTGAAAACGGATACTATCGTAAATGGGCAAGCAGACGGTGCGAGATGTTTTTGTCATTCACTGCTGCTACAGGCAGCGATATTACAGTCGCACTGCCATTTGCGGTGACAAACGGTATCGTTGTCGGTACGGCAAGTGCCGGCTATATTACAAACACAAGTCTTTACGGTACCGAGCTGACCTTTGCAGTGGCAGGTACCGAGAACACAGAAAATATAACTGTGATGCTATGTATCATGGGAACCTATTAAGGAGGAATCAATGGCAACAACCAAACTTGATGAAGAAAAGAAACTGCAAACGGAATTAAATAATACCAATCCGAAAAGCAGTCCCGCGCAAAGCCAAAATCTGAATACAGCGGGGACTGTGCAAAAGAATACGCAATCTGCCACTCCTGCTAATTCTGTCCTTGGAAACGTTGCTGTACCTGCGCCAACAAAGCCCACATATAATGCAAAGTACGATTCACAGATCAATGATCTGATGAATCAAATGAATAACAGACAGCCCTTTTCATATGATGTCAATAAAGATATTTTGTATGAGCAGTATAAAGATCAATACATCAAAACGGGCAAGCTGGCTATGCAGGATACGATCGGACAGGCATCTGCCATGACAGGCGGGTACGGCAATTCTTGGGCACAAAATGCGGGGCAAGCGGCGTACAACGCTTCCCTTGGTGAACTGAACGATATCATTCCACAGCTTTATTCCATGGCGTATGACCGATATAATCAAGAAGGTCAGGATCTTTTGAACAGATACAATATGCTATCGGACCGTGAAAATCAAGAGTATGGCAGATATATGGATGCGGTAAACGATTATTACGCGGAAAGAGACTTTGCATACGGAAAAGAACGGGACGAAATTGCAGATCGGCAGTGGCAGCAGTCCTTCGACTATGGCAAAGAACAGGATGCAATTGCAAACAATCAATGGCAACAGTCCTTTGACCGCAGTGTACTGGAATCCGATCGGGAATATAATTACCAAATGGGCAGAGATCAAATCAATGATCAGCGCTATGAAAATGAATTTGCTTATCAAAAGGAACAGGATGCGATTGCAAACAATCAGTGGCAACAGCAGTTTGATCGCGGTGTACTGGAATCCGATCGGGAATATGATTATATGCTTGGCCGCGATGCCATCGATGATCAGCGTTATACGGAAGAAATGGAATACCGGAAATACCTGGATGAAATTGAGAGACAGCAATGGCAAGATTCTTTCGACCATATGCAGGATCAGGACTGGATTGACGATCGTCAATGGCAAGCGGAATTTGAGCAACGCAAGGAACAGAATGATATTGCTAACAGGCAGTGGGAGAAGCAGTTTAATGCGGAGTATGGGAAGAAGGACGATAAGGCAAGTGGAAACGTCAATGAGGATGTGAAACAGGTTGCATTAAACGGTACCGTTCCTTTTAGCGAAGAAAAGTTCGCGGAGTTTAACAAAACGGAATGGTCTGAATACTTCAACTTAATACGATTGAATAAAGGCGAAAGTGCGGCATTGGATGAACTGGAGCGTCTAGCAAGTAGCGGTCTTCTTCCTACCGAAATGGCAACAGTGGCCGCTATCGCAGCTCGAGGTGGTATGAAGGGACATTAAGAGGAGGTTTTATGAGATACCTATCTTCAATCAGTGATAGAGTGCGAACAGCACAGGACGAAAAAGAATCCAAAAAACGCATTCAAAAAAATAATGCAGATGCTAGATTGGCAAATGCCAGCGAAAAAGTTAGAAGTGCGTTTGAATATCGGGAACAACGAATTCAAAACGATCTAGGAAACATAAAGCAAGATATCTACAACCAAATCATAGCGGAAGAAAATGCATATAAAAACCTCGTCTCTCCGTCCTTTGGAGAAAACGCTCTCAAAGATGCGCTTAATGCCACCAAAGAGAACAGAGTCAATATAGAAAAGCTTCAAAAAAAAGTTGACGCCTACCGAAGTTATTTGGATAACGATACAGCAAATGCATTTTTAAGCTCGCTCTCTAAGATGGCAAAAGGATATCAGGACAATATTGATGTTGCTGAAGTTAAATCGCGCTTTAGTTCGGAAGAAGAATTCAATGCATGGAAACAAGAGTATGAAAAAGAACAGGCGGTTCTTAATGCAAAAGATTTTGCTGAATACACTAAATATGGCGCAAATGTTAAAAATCCATCTTGGGATGATGCACAAACGCATTTTTCTTTGTTGGGCTGGGAACCGTTTGGCAGCGGTGATACGGTCAATAACATGGTTACTTTTGCTGAGAAATATGGCAAAGAAGCGTTAACAGACTCCATGCAGGCATTGCGTGGCGGGGGAGGCTCCGGAAAACATACTGAAGCTGTTAATTTGATTAACGAGTACATGACCGATACAGAAAAGTCAATATATAACTACTATATCGGTAAGGGTGATACCAAAACGGCGGATGAATATCTGAAAAAGGTCTTGGACCTTTGCAGACAAAGACAAGCCGGCAAGATTGCCGATCAAGTGGACGGAAACGTCCTTGAACTTGTTATATCGGGGCTTGGCGGTTTGAACAACGCTTTTGCCGGCATCGGTAACATTGGCAATCTGATCCTCGGTAAAGAAGCAGATCCCACATCTTACTTGCAGTATGCGCAGGCTATGACCAATAGCAATAATAAAGGGCTATGGAAAGTTGCTAACGACGCTACGAGCACCATAACGCAAATGCTTCCTTCCATATTGGTGAGTAGTATAGCAGGACCTGTGGGTGGAGCTACTGCCGCTAAAGTGGGCGGTGTTTTAACTTTTGGCGCATCTGCTGCCGGTAACGGATATGGGGAAATGAAGAAACTAGGATATAGCGACAATCAAGCGAGGGCTTACGGCTTGGCTGTCGGTACGGCTGAAGCTTCTTTGCAGTACTTATTGGGTGGTATCACTACCCTTGGCGGTAAATTGTCCGGCAATATTATATCCAAAGCTCTTTCGCAGGTGGATAATGCTCTAGCTAAATTTGCTATCAGATATGGCGGCGAGATGCTATCAGAAGGAGCTGAAGAAGCAATACAGGAAGTGCTTGACCCTATTTTCAAAGCTATGATTACATCAGAGGATGTCGATATTGATTGGGGCGAGGTTGCTTATTCAGGCCTTCTTGGTGCGCTTACAGGCGGCTTTTTTGAGGGTGCGGGTGACATATACAAGCATTATCAATTGTCCAAAGAGGGAAAGCAATATGCCGATGTCAAGAGCGAAATGATTGATGAAGCAATTGCAATTGATCCTACCAATAAAAACGCTGTCCAAATGCGTGACAAGCTGGATGCCGGAGGTAAAGTATCCAATGCCAAAATAGCAGAATTGGTGCAGCAAAGTGAAAGAACTATGTATGAACAGGATGTTTCCTCTATCCAAGGTGTTATTGCTGAGCGTCTTTCCGAGCTTGGCGAAACATGGGATGTGCAGCAGGTCAGCGCGGCAATTGCCAAGCAACTGACTGGGCAGGGGCTTTCCCGTGCGGAACAGCGTTTGATTTGGAACAGTGATTTTGGAAAGCGCATAACAAATGAGCTTGACCTCGAGAAAATGCAAAGCGGAGAATATACGTCTGCATGGACTGAAAATATCGGTAAACTGGAAACCAACCGTATCAGTGTTGACGAATACAGACGCATTTTGCAAGAGGCAGAAATGAGTGCAGAAGGCGCAGAAACCGCGGGTGGGGAACAATCTCCCACCCTTCTGAAAACGGCGCAGGGCGTTAAAATTTTAATGCCGGTGAAGGGCGTGGAATCAGAGGCGAATACTGATCCTGTTATATCGAAAAATAGCGCTGAAAAGGTAAGGACTGCGGATATTTCGTATCCTGCATCGGATGTTTCTGTCCCTTCTTCCAATGCTGATCATGTGGTAAAGGCTACAGCCGCTGAACCTGTCTTACGGCAGGAAGAGCAGACTATGAAAGCGGACATTGCAGAGCCGGCACCCGCTAAAACACTGACCGTTGAGGACGCTTCCAAAAAATATGGTGCGCAGGCTGGCGCCTTTGTGCATATATATCAGCAAGGACAGGATGTTGATAGTTACGACACGGCGTACAGGATCGCTTATAACATGGGGAAAAGCGGCGTTTCTCTTTCCTATGCTATGCAGAGCGAGGGAACTTCATATCTGACCGAAAAGCAGAGAGAACTTGCCTATAAAGTAGGGCGGGCGGCAGCGGATAGCGCGGCAAACGCGCAGGAACAGCACAATAAGCAGGCCGTGAACGGTAAGCGTGGTCGCAGAAAGGGAACTGTAAAGGGTGAGGATGTGACCATTGCGGATCTGAGGGCGCGCTTCAATGATACCCAAAAGACCGCCTATCAGTTGCTTTCCACCTATGCAGAAGTAACCGGCGTGGATATCGTGCTTTATAAGTCTGATACGGATAAAAATGGAAACTTCGTGGGAGCGCAAGGGAAATTCAAGTGGGACGAAGATACCATTTACATTGATGTAAATGCAGGGCTTACCCACATGAAAGACGTAAATGACCTTGCCAAGTACACCATGCTTAGAACTTTTTCACACGAATTTTCACATTTTATTGAAAAATGGAATCCTGTGCAGTATAATGAGTTCAGAAAACTGGTGTTTGATACCTTAACCGAGCGCGGCGAGGACGTGGATAAGCTGATTGCCGCGAAGATTACGCAGGATGAAAGCGGCAAAATGACCTATCAACAGGCAAGCCGTGAAGTTGTTGCCGAGGCAATGACCGATATTCTTCCCGATGCTAAATTTGCACAGGAGCTTGCGGAAAAGCACAAGAATATTTTTACGCAGCTGCTTGATAAACTGAAAGAATTTTTGGCGGATTTGAAACAGTATTTTACTTCCATTGGTGAAAATCGTTCCAGTGAAGCAAATGCCCTGAAAGAGCAGGTAGGCGATGCTGTGCACTATGTGGATAGCATTGTGAAACTGTTTGACAAAGTGGCAACCGAAGCTGTGGAAAACTATCAGCTGACTGTGGCAATCGAGGAAGTAAAGAATGAAGCTGCAACCGTTACCGAAACGGAAGTGAAAGCCGAAGAAACAAAAGCGGTACCCGCAGAGGTTGCCCCTGCCGCGCCCGTTGTGGCAGAAGAAGTCAAAGCAGAACCGGCAACCGAAGAATCTACGGAAATTCCTTTTGACAATCGCACTCTTTCTCTTTTGAAGAAAGCACAGAGAGTCGGTATTATGGTATTGGAAGGGCAGAAATACGTTGTTCCCGACGGCGTTCTTAAAA